ATGTCCCAAAGTGAGTCAGCAATAACTTCCTCTGTGAAAGCCAGCTTAACACCTTTCTTTGACACCTTGCCCTCGACTTGCTTAGCAAATGCGAGTGCCTGCTCTGGGTATTCTTGTCCTTCTGGTATCTCAGCAGCTTGAATTGCGTTTACCGCTGGGAATTCCAAAGAACGACCCTTACCGAGGCGTACTGTTGAAAGGAGCGGAGTCACCAAAAGCTGCGGTTCGGCTGCCTCTTTTAGAGTACGCGAGATAACTTTGGGGAATAGCGCTGCGGCATCGGATGATGCGAAGGCCTCCTTAATTGTCACTCTGTTCTCTAAGTCGATGTAACCATCCTCAGCAAATGCGGCTTCCCAAGCTGGGAGACCCGAGAGGAGTTCTTGTATTGTTTTACTCATCTTAGGATCTATCCTCCTGTTTGTTGTTTTTTTATTTTCTTATTAGAGCGTCAGGTTAACGCGGAATGCGCCAATGACGTTCGTAACATCCAAATTGGAGCGGATGCCCAACTTGTTCTTATAGGTGCCTTCACGTGTAATTTCATATACCGTCTTCAAAGCACCTGGGTCTGACGGCAGCTGCATGTAGGAGAGTAGACCGTCATCGAAGTTTGTTGCAAACTTTTCGACTTCAATTACTTTACCAACTTGCAACCATGGGTACGATGCTGCGTCTGCTGTTGAAAGCTTTCTTGGGCGACCCATAAAATCTGGGGCGATCAAGTCACCTGCGGCAACGTCTGCGTTTACATTTGTAACCATTGGGTACTCTACATAACCGTGTGTGATAAAGCCAGCACCTTGTGATGTGCCCTTATCAAATGGTCTGTAAAGATCATATTGTGCGCATCCAACTGGAAGCGAACGAGCGGCAACTGCTTGAGTGTCACCCGAAGCGCCTGCGACTGGTGTTGCACCAGCTAGTGGGTCCCAACCTGAAATAGTGTCACCCCATGTTACTGAGGATCCGCTACCGTTAGCTGGAACAAAGCGCGAATCACCATTTGCATCTGTTACAACCGAAAGGATTGTTCCTTTTGGAATAACGATTTCAAAACGGTCATCTTCTGAATCTACGTACCAAGTTGGGAGTGCAACTGATGGAAGAATGTAGGCTGATGGTGCAATACCCTCAGAAACTACAAAACGACCTGCGCCAGTCTTGGTCCCTACTTTGCGAAATTTCGCTAAGCTCATGTTATATCTCCTTGTTGTTTAGAGTTTCTTGCGACCCATTAAAGCATCGACAAGAAGATTTTCAAATGCAGACTCTGCTGTATCTTCATTCTTCTCTTCGCTTGCTTCGACTTCTGAATCAATTGTTAATACATTGTGCTCTTCATTTGATACGACCTCACTCTCAACTGCAATGTCAGCAAATTCCTTTGCTTTTGTAACATTGCCTGCTGGGATCTTTGCCATATCTCTTAGTGAATCGGCAAGCGACGAAGCGGTTCTCTTAACATGATCTTCGATAAGAGAATCTCTGTCTTCTGCTGATTCAATCCCAAGAGCAATTTTTGTATCGACAACTCTTTCAACGAGAGTACGATGCAGTGCTTCTTTGAGTTTTTTGTTTTCTTCTTCTAGAGACTGAATTTTATTTTGAGTCTCGTCGGCATCTTGCTCAGCGGCTTCTTTTTCGTCACTGAGCTCTGCTTCTGGCTCTTCAGTCTTTTCTGCTTCTTCGGTTTCTGTTGAAGAAGCCTCTTCTGATTTTTCGGAGTCTGCAGAATCAACAGCTTTTTCAGCTTGTTCTTCTGTCTTCTCTGAATCTTCAGATGAGATCTTTTCTTGATCAACTGCTTGTTCTGCAGTTGGTTCGGCTGGCTGCTCTTCTTTTACTTGCTCAACTTCTGAGCTTTCTTCTTTTTGGACTGACTCCAAAAGACCCTCAACAACCTCTAAAACGTTGTCTTCTTGAACTTCTTGATTCATCTTTGGGTTCTCCTCATTATTTTCAACTACATTATTCTTAACAAATAGTAATGTATTATCTTTCTGCCTATCAGTTTCACTTTCCTGAAAGGCCATTGCTGTTAAAAATGCTCCCTTGAGATGCAGATATAGTGGTCTTGATTCTTTCTTTTTAAGGCCGACAAAAATTGACTCATTCTCCTCTACGGAAATAATATCCTCTTTATCCATGTGTAGAACAAATGCCGACGTTTTTGCAGTCCAATTTTCTGAGTCGGATGTTGTTACTGAGCCATCTATTTTTTTAGAAGACCTAACACCAGATCTTTGATCAGCCGGTTGATTTACAAATGAATATTCTTTAAATGATATGTCTTGCATGTCTATAAAGGCTAACTTACCCTTATAAACTTTACCCCTCTTGTATTTCGGAAACTTTGGCCTGCCGCTATCATCTTCTTGGGCCAAGTCTTCGCCGGAAATCGAGCAAACGGCTTTACCGGCTCTGCCACCAACTGAACCAGTCAAATATCTTTTATCGGCTATTTTTTGAGCTGCTAAGGGGTCTGTAATTGCTATCTGTAGTCTTACGAAATTTGCTCCATCAATCTCTTTATCCATTCTGGCTGCGATAACCCTGCCGATGGGTTCACTATTGAGATCATGATTTAAAATAATAGGCTTTGGGTATGGCTCCACCCATGACTGAAGAGCCTTTTCTAACTCTGCTGCAGAGTAGTTATTATAATTAGCGGTAAGCCCGTTCGTGAATGGCAGCAACCTCGATAATCAATCCATGTTTATCATTAAAGGATTCAGAAAACTGTGATTCAATTTTAGAAAAATCTGGTAGTTCAAGAGTAAAATTCTCTGTGAAATCAAACGCCATTTTTATCTCCAATATAACTATCCGACATTTATAGTAAATGATCTATTTATAAGATTAAACAATATTATATAAATATATCATACTTTCTACGAGATTTCTAAATATTGACTGTGTCTGGAATCACCGTTAGCGAGAAAATGCTGTAACATCGTTTGATGCATTATGTGTGGAGCGTAAATGTACGAGGCGGAATATAGATTTAATCCGAGTTTTGCTGCGTTTGCGGACCAACCAAGGTCCTCACCTTGGCTATGTAAATCATAGTTAACATTTTGATAAGTATGCTTTGACATCATTTTTGCGGCCATGATAACATCTGATTTAAAATATTCTCCAAGTGGATATTTTTCTTTTCTGTATGCTTGACCGCCAGGTTCATTTACCCAGTTCATAACACTAGGGTACATTGTATCATTTGGCGTCATAAACATAAGCGGACTAACCGCATCTGCACCGTCTTTAATGTGTGATACCAAGTAGTTAATTGTATTTGAGTTGGTCAAAAGAATATCAGAATCAAGACTAAAAAAATAATCTGGATTTATTTCTCTTACTTTTTCAAGTAATTTATTCCTAAGAAATACCATGTTTGTATATTTTGACATACTCCAAACTCTGGAATTTTCTTTATGCTCGAAATGAGGAATCTCTGTTCGAATGTCTATTTCAAACAAAGGAATATTTGGCCTATTATTTTTGTATCTAATAAGATGAGATATTGTTTCCTGATCATCTGGAGAAACTTCAAAAACAAAACCTATATTAGATAAATCCAATTCTTGATTTTCGATACAAGAAATCCAGTAAGGAAATATCCAATCTCTTTTATAGATTGGACAACCGATAACTAATTTAACCATTTTAGATACTACTCAACGGCTGTAACAGAAGCCTCTTCTTTTACCTTCTTTTTAGAAGGTGTTTTTTCTTCTTTTGACTTTTCTTCAATAACAGAATCCTGTTGAGGAGCTGGATTATTTTCTGCCTGTTCTTCATTTGGAACTATTATTTCTACAATTGCATCGATGACATCAACTAATGCCTCTAGTGCTAAACGAGTTTGACCATTGCGAACTGCTGTCTTAAAAACCTCAAGGATATCTTTTTCTTCAATATTAACATTAGACATTTTTATCTTCCTTTTCTAAATCTGTTCCTATTACATTATACTCTTTCTCAAGTAAGTTTTCAATTACTCCTAGAAATTTATTGTCATTTCTTCTTATGTTTGGAGAGCTATTGCGTCCATTTTGATTTTGTGGTCTAGATTTATTACCGGTTCCCTTTCTTGCGTTTGGCAAGTTTCTTTGACCTGATGTAGCTGATTTTTGTCCATCGGAATTTTTTGGTTCTTGTGGGGCATTTTGTGAAGAAATTTCTGCCTGAGCTCCAGCTATATCTATTTGCGTTTTAGCTTGAAGACCGGCGTAAAGCTCCGTATCGTCAACATCTGGGCTTAGACCTAAAGCTAATCTAACTTCGCTAAGGGTAATTGTATTGTTAACAAATTTTTGTATAATGTGATTTTCTTTTTTAACTTGAGTATCTACGTCTATCTCTTTAAACTTGAAGAAACACCTATCCGATTCTCCATTTACCGAAGGGTTAACAGTTGGGTCAAAACCACCTTCAAACAGCAATTCGTTAAATATATTTAGTCTTATCATTTCTCCAAATATTTTTTGTATTTGCTTAACCTTATCGTATAAAGCTGTGTCTAATCTGTCTGTTACAGATCTATTACCACCATTCATGGTCATACCCAAGTGATGAGGAGCGACACCCAAACCAACCGCAACGCGCTCCTTAAAGTGGTCCAGGTACCTTGAGGCATCGAGTGCTGTATTTTCTGATCCAATTATTTCTATATCATGCCTATACGGAAGAATCAAACCACCCTCTGCCCTAAGGTTTTCTATTTCAAGAGCAGCTTGGTCTATCTCTTGTGGTTCTGCCGGCTGTTCAGCTGTACCAATTTTATACTTATAAAGAGGAAATAGTTCTCTATGAACTAAATTTTGTATATCTTCTTCGATTTGTCTAAGTGCAATTACGTCATCTAAAACGGTATTGATATATGGAGTTCCAAAAGCTCTTCCTGGTTTTCTGTCTAGATGAAGATGAATTACCCTATCTGCCGACCAAACTGGATCTCTATCCGTAGGTGCATAGGTCAATGGATCTGTTGCCTGTTGATAGGCTCTTGGTCTATTATGTTTATCTCTTAGAATTCTAACCTGTTCTGTTGGGATAAGATAATAACCAGCAATTGGGTACTCGGCATTAACGGGGTTGAGCTTAGATGGGAAGTAAGGAGTAATATCTCCTCTACCCTTAACTATAAATGCATTACCAAATTTGAATAACTGATCTGATACTTCTATCAAAAAATCTAGAAAAGGTCTTTTCATAGCCATTTCCATAAAATCTATTCTTTGAAGAAGATAAGAAACGGCTTCTTGATTTTCTGAAACTATTTCCCAGCCTTCTTTCCAGAAAAGCTCTTTATGTTTTGCTATAGCTTGACGGACATAGGAGTCAGTATCAACTGCTTGATGTATTCTATCAAAATCGTAAGATGGTGGTTCAAAAGAAGCTCTTTTGCTAAAAAAATAAGATGTTCCCTGAAAGCCTAGAGCCAGGGCAGCCACTCTCATTGTTTTTGATAATGGACCTATATCTTGAGGCTTTAAAGATCTTTCCTCAAGATTGGTTTGATTGATGCTACCCGAAAAGGGCAAATAATCTTTAAACGCCATCTTACTTCCTTAGTGCGACCTTGACATTAATAGTAAGGCCACTTTTGGCTAGGCTATATTTTATAGTGCTTCTGCCATCCCGGCGGCATCAAATGTCTTTTTAATAATAAGATCTTTTACTGCTTCAAGCCAAAAGATGGTTTCCGCTTCTGAAAAATCACTCTTATACGAAAGATTCTTTTCAGAAATTTTAATTTCGACTTTAAATTCTTTTACTTCGTCTTGAACATCGCTCATTGCTGATTTCCTCTCAGTGTATTGATGATTGCTGTTAGTTGCTTTATTGTTGCATCTTTAATGATTAACTCAGTGGTTAGCTGTCCAACTTTTTCCTGGAAAGACGCTATTACTAAGCTTATGTCTAATTCTGAATTTATTTCCTTAGGCCTTGGTTGGACTTGACGATTCTCGTTTGGAGTTTCAAAATCTGATTCAACCACGATATTTTCCTTATTTGTTGTTAACTTAGACATTGCTTTATTATACCACCTGTTTTTCAACATGCTGTGATTATACCATAATTTTATTGCCTTAGTAGCACATCAGTCTCTAAAAACAGTAAAGACTATTGTAGCAGTATTTAACTCCAGAAACAATTGGGTTAGTTCCATGAAGGTGAGCTGAGTCAAAAAAAATAACAGATCCAGCTTGTGGTTTAAATTCAAGTATTTTGTTTTTTTTATTATCTAAAAAAAATATTTCCCCACCTAGATAATTATCATTTAAGTATAAAACAGAACTTAGCTGCACTGGACGTTCCGTATTTGCTTCAATGTCTCTATGTAATTTGATGAATTTATCGTTTGTGTACCTTAATATTGATCGACCAACCCTTACAGTAACTTTTACTTTATAAAGTCTTTCAACATAATCAATCAACATTTTATCAATATCTAATATTGTTTCATAAACAAATTCGCTTTTAAGACTTTTTGCTTCTGTGACTTCAAGAAAGTGATAGCTTGTATCGTTAGAGTAAATATTGTTTTGAAAATCTTCATATTTTAATAAATTATAAAAAACTTTAATTTGACGCTTACTTAAAATATCGTATTTTATGATTGTATCAAGAGTTGATTGCATTGTGTTGGTTATGTATTTATGGTCTTGATTCAAGATCTTCAATTCTGGCGGAAAGTTCTTGAACAGCTTTAGTAAGTATTGCTATCATTTCTAGATCTTTCCACATTTTAGGTTTCCAAGTTGAAAGATCAAAAGATCCCAACTCCGTAGGGGCATAAGTAACTAGTTGCGGATTTACCTCTTGAACTTCCTCTACAATAAAACCATATGAACTAAAAAGCTGATGCAGTTCTCTTGCTTGACTTGTCCAGGGTTCTTCGGTTGAAGGATCTATTTCTCCATAATAAGCTTCATTAAAATTAAACGTTCTTGGCTTTAATGCTTTGACTATTTCAAGCGCCCCAGATATATCTTGAATATTCTTTTTAATATCTCTAGTTGATGATGGTTGAGTAATTCTTTGTACACCAGATAATTGCTGTATTCTTGCCGTTGTTGTATCTCCTGACGAGGCAAAGCTTTCTCCTCTATACGACAACCCAGAATCAACGGTAATATTCCTACACTGAACAGTGCCTGAGGTATCAACTCTAAAGTTGTTGTTTATATTGATTGAACCACCATTAAAAGCAGCAGAGTTCATGGATATCGATGCTGTTATTGTTCCACCAGAAATCCTATCGGCATTAAGTGTTCCAGTTGTAATCTTATCTCCACTGATAGTAGTTGAACCACCATTGATTGTTGTTACAACTTCTCCAGCAGTTATTTTGGTTTCAGCCAGG